CCAAGCCCGCCGCTCTCACCAAGCAGCAGGCTCCCGGCTCCCTCCAAAAGATTCCCGGCCAGCGGCGCAAACTTCATGGCCGCAAAGGTTCCGGCCAACCCGCCAAGGATTCCGGCCACCTGCGGCCCGTTGTCTGCTACATAGTCCAGCGTCTTTTGCACATATGGCAGGGCTGCTTGCAGCGCGTCGCCCAGCTTGGAAATACCGGCGCTCAACAGGTCGGCCAGCGTTCCGGCCAGCGTTTGCAGCTGCGGCATATCCTTACGCACACCGTTCATCAGGTCGATCACAGCCAGCGACAAGGTTTTCTTCACGGGCAAAAACTCCGTGCCAATGTCCTGCTTTAGCGCTGTCACGGAGTTTTTCACCATCGTGTCAATGCTTTCGCTGGTGCTGGCCTGAATAATAAACTCCCGCTCCATACTGCCGGTGTACAGGCTTGGGTCGCTCACCATTGCAAGCGCCTTTTCGTAAGCGCCTAAATTGTTTGTGATCTTTGCGCCGCCCTCAATGGCCCACTGCCCAAACAGGGTGCTAAGTGCAGCAACCTTGCGTTCGTCCGGCATATCCTGCAAAGCGGTAAAAACTTCTTTCAAGGTGCCCACGCCGTCGGTCTGCATACTCTTGGCTATGCCCTCGGCGGTAAAGCCCAGCTCCTCCCACATTTCCTTTTGGGCCTTGGTAGCGTTGCTGCCCTTGCTCAAATTGGTGTAAATGCGGGAAATGCTCGTGCCTACCCGGTCAGTGGCAACGCCGGTAGCCTGCATGGCCGTTGCCATAGCGGCAGTAGCCGCCGGGTCAACGCCTGCAATCTGGCCCATCGACGCCGCGCTGTTCACGCTCTGTGCAATTTCTCCTGCCGTGGTTGCGTTATGGGCACCAAGGTAGTTGATTTGGTCTAACAGGGTCATAACCTGTTTGTGGTCAAAGTTGAAGCTGGCCTCCCACTTTGCCACATAGTTGCCGGCGGTCTGGTCGTCCAAGTCCATAGCCGTTGCGGCCACAGCAGTATCACGCAGATACCCCGTTGTTAGCTGCTTGTCTACCCCAATTCCCGATTGGCCCAGCGCGGCGCTCATGGCCGTTAGCTGGTCGGTGGTTCGCGGTATGTCGGTACTAAGGTCTTGGATATAGGTTTTCAGTGCGCCGTAGTTCTGCTTAAAGGTCTTGCCGTTGTCGGCAATCGCGTCACTCACCGCACCGCTGGCGTCCGCCAAGCCGTCCACATAGCGCACCACGGGGGCCATGGCGCTTTCAAGCGCCTGTGCCTCCTTGGTGCAGCCCGCAATGCCCACCGCTGCGGCGGTGGCAACCGCGCCCATAGTGGCAAGGCCGACGGTGCCAATGTTGCTTATGCTCTTGGTTAAACTGCCAATTTTGCTTTGTGTACCATTGATCGCCGCCGTCAGGCTTTTGTCCATCCGGCCCGCAATCTTGATACTAAGCTCTAATGTTTTGCTCGTCGCCATTCCTCCGCCACCTCGTCGTTCAGCTTGGCGAACTCACGGGTCGGCAAATTCAGGTAAAAATCAACGCCTGTCCGCGTCACAGCAGCAAGGCGTATGGCGGCCTTGCGTAATGCTTTCGCGCCGCCCTTTACTCGAAAAAACCCGCGTCGTTCACGGCGTTTTTAATTTTCAGCACTTCGTACAGCGGCAGCCCAGTAAAGAACTCCTCCGGCAAGCCCGTTGCCATTCCGGCAAGGATACAGGCGTACAGGTAGTTGTAGCTGGTGTCCGTCACCATAAAGCCCGCGCGGGTCAGGCGGTTTTCCGCCGCGCTCTCGTTCAGGCTGTTCAGGTCGGCAACGCCGTTCAGGTCAATCTCCGTGTACTGCTTGCCCTCAAAGTAGTAGGGCTTTTCCAGCCGCATAATGTGGTTCTCGGTGTTGCTGTCCACATTCATGTACCCCATCACCATGCCGTAGATTCTGCGGGAAACGCTGCGCGGTGCCAACTTGAAAAACTCAATCGGCAGGCCGGTGGCCTTGGCAGCCAAAATGCGCACAAAGGCGGTGGTGGTTTCGCACAGCAGCATGGCGGCAGGCTCCCGCTCGTTGAAAAGCTGCCGCTGCGCGTTGATCGCGTCCTGCACGGTCAGCTTGTCCAGCCCGGCAAGGTCGATCTCCGCATACTCCTTGCCCTCAAAAACATAAGGGCGGTTCAGCTTCAAAAGGTACTGGTTTTCGGTCTTAGGTGCCGTCGCCTCGGTTTTCTCCTCGGTTGCCACGGTCATATTCTTTTCTTCTGCCATAATGTAC